AAACTGACCTCCTCTGAGGCCGCTATCGCCAAGCGACTTGGAGTATCATTAAAAGACTACGCGGCGCAAAAACTGAAGGAACTGAACAATGGCTGATCGCAAACCCCGCTCTTTGAACACTCGTGAAACAGGTGAACGCAGAAAACCGTGGAAACGATCCTCTATGCTACCTACCCCCGAACCGCGTGACGGACTTGCGTTCCGCTGGATTCGCACATCTACCTTGGGTACAGGTGACATGACCAATGTTTCGCAAAGGTTCCGAGATGGGTACGTAGCTGTGAAAGCAGAAGACTACCCTGAATTGCAGATTATGTCCGATATTGACTCACGCTTTAAGGACAATATTGAAGTCGGCGGGTTATTGCTCTGTGCAATACCTAAAGAATTGCAAGAAGACCGAGAATACGGTCAGTTGGAGACTGCACAACATCAGTCCGACGCCGTAGATAGGAATTTCATGCGGGAATCCGACCCCCGTATGCCCGTAATGCCTTCTGAACGGTCTACTCGTACCTCATTTGGTAAGTAGCCTTCTGGCGCTTGCTGTAAATAAAATCGTAATAGAGGAGAGACTTAAATGGCTCTTACATCTACTCCATACGGTTTGCGCCCGATTAACGCTATTGGGGGTCGTTCCTTTGCAGGATCAACTCGCCAATTACCTATTACTTCTGGGTTCAACACCGCTATCGCCAACGGCGACATTGTGCAGGTAGCCGCAAATGGCACCATCACAAAGGTCACTGAGGTTGGCACAAACGCCGCCGCATTTCCTGCTGGGACTGTCGGCATCTTCCTTGGCTGTTCATACACTGATGCGATTCGCGGGTTTACCCAGAATAATCAGTGGCCTGCAGGTCAAGTTGCTGCCGATGCTCAGGCTTATATTTGTGATGACCCTAACGCGTTGTTCCAAATCCAAGCTGACGCTGCCGTAGCGCAAACCCTGATGCACAGTAACTTTGCTGTTAATCAGACTGCGCCAGACACAGCTAATGGCAATTCCAGAATCTCTCTGGATGTGGCTACCGCCAACACCACCGCTACGATTGCTTTTAAACTCGTAGATTTCGTTAACGCACCCGGATCAACCGTGGGTGACGCATTTACCGATGTGATTGTTAAGTTCAATCCTTCGTCACATGCGTACACCGCTGGTCTTGGCCTGTAAGGAGATAATCAATGGCTATTTCTCGCGCACAGGCGCTAAAAGAGCTTCTTCCGGGCCTTAACGCCCTGTTTGGTTTAGAGTACGGCAAGTACGAAAACGAACATGAAGCCATCTACGAAACCGAGTCTTCGGAGCGTAGTTTTGAAGAGGAAGTAAAACTTTCAGGTTTTGGCGCTGCACCCGTCAAAAACGAAGGTGCTGCTATCTCGTATGATAACGCGCAGGAATCATTTACTGCTCGTTACAACCATGAAACTGTGGCTATGGGTTTCTCTATCACTGAAGAAGCGATGGAAGATAACCTGTATGATTCACTGTCCACCCGCTATACCAAAGCACTAGCTCGCGCTATGGCTTATACCAAGCAGGTTAAGGCAGCGGATTTGCTGAACACAGGCTTCGCCACCTTTAACTCGGGTGATGGCGTCACACTGTTCAACACTGCACACCCCACAGTATCGGGCGCTACAAACGGCAACCGTCCTGCGGTAGCTGCTGACCTGAATGAAACCTCGCTTGAGCAAGCAGTAATTGATATTGCAGCCTACGTTGATGAACGTGGTCTTCTTATCGCTGCGCGCCCACGTAAGCTCATTATCCCTACAGGTCTTATGTTTGTGGCAACACGCTTGCTGGAAACTGTAAATCGTGTGGGTACAGCCGATAATGACATTAACGCACTTAACTCAAACGGTTCTATTCCGGGCGGTTATACGGTTAACCATTATCTGACTGATGCAGATGCGTTCTTTATCACTACTGATATTCCGAATGGCATGAAGCATTTTGAGCGTACCGCGATGACAACATCTATGGATGGTGACTTCGATACAGGTAACGTGCGCTATAAAGCGCGTGAGCGTTATTCGTTTGGTGTCTCTGATCCGCTGGGTATCTACGGTTCTCCCGGAGCCTAATTTAGGCACTGGTGACAGTTTGAGAGGGGTGACTTCGGTTGCCCCTTTCTTTTTGTCTAAAGGTACTGTACTACTAACTCATCCCTGACAGTCGCAGTGTGTGACTGACATTTGCCACGACAGGAGATTATCATGGCTAACACAACTTTTTCAGGTCCAATTCGGGCAGGTAATATTAGGAATACTACAGGCACAACTGTAGGTACTGACATTGCTAACGTAGGTTACGTTGTAATGTGTCAAGACACAGTACAGAGTCTCGCAGGCGGCGCTCTTGCAGCGGTTGTAACGGATATCGTAATCCCAGCAAACTCCAAAATTGTTAACTGCATTATTGATCTTGTAGCTGCGGCTAACACCACCACCAACATCAGCGTTGGCGAAGTAGGTGGTAACGCTAATACAATTATTAACTCTGTAGCATCAGGAACCACAGTAGGTGTTAAAGCACTGGGCGCTGGTGGTGGAGGAACCCTAGAATGGGGTAACACTGGCACATCAGACCTTCGTTTAACTGTAACATCTTCTGCTGCTACTAACGCAGGTTCTGTCCGCATTACAGTAATGTATGCACAAGCGTTTAACACTGTAATACGACCTTAAAGGAGTAGCTAAATGGCTGGTCAAGAGGTTAGAGCTTACAATTTTGCGGCAAGCGATACTGCCGCTCTTGTAGGCCCATCACGGGGCAGGTTGCAGGGCGTTTTAGTTAACGCTGCTGCGGCTGCGGCTTTTACCATACGTAGTGGTAGTGCTACGGGTGAGATTATACTTCAGTTAACCCTGCCTGTGGGCTGGAATGACGTATATATCCCTAATGACGGTATACTTGCTGACAATGGTTGTTTTGTCTCTGCTTTTACAGGCACTGACAATGTAATGACCCTGCTCATAGAGTAGATCGTTATGGCTTCAAAGGGTGAGATGCCGAAGCGTAACAAAAAGAATTTTCGCTCCACCAAGTCTGGGGCGGGAATGACAAAGGCGGGTGTCGCTGCTTACAGACGTAAAAATCCCGGTTCTAAGTTAAAAACCGCTGTTACGGGCAAGGTTAAAAAAGGCAGTAAAGATGCCAAGCGGCGTAAGTCGTTCTGCGCTCGTTCTGCTGGACAGATGAAACAATTTCCCAAAGCAGCAAAAGACCCTAATAGCCGTCTAAGACAGGCTAGAAGACGCTGGAAGTGTTAGGATAGATTATGGCTAAAGCAAAGAAAAAACAGAAGTTAGCGTATGACCCCGAAAGTAGGGCGTTTAAGGACGCAATACACAACGCACTTACCGAAGCGCAGGGTCTCCCTACAAAATCAAAAAAACCAAAACCACAAATGCGTGATTTTAAGTCTATGGATGATGTTGATAGGCAGGCTAAAGGTGGTATCCTTAAAATGCGTAGTGGTGGCAAAATAGATGGTCGCGCTATAAGAGGTAAGACACGAGGGCGGTATGTCTAAAGCAAAACCTTCAAATGCAGCCTTGTGGTCGAAAGCTAAGTCTGCGGCCAAGGCGAAGTTTAAGGTCTACCCTTCCGCTTACGCAAATGCTTGGGCTTCCAAATGGTACAAGTCCAAGGGTGGCAGTTGGTCGGGTGGCAACAATAAGGTAGCTAAACGTGGCAAAAGCACCAAAAAAGGGTAAAGGCGGTCTTGGCAAATGGTTCGGTGAAGAGTGGACCGATGTTAAGACGGGTAAAGCCTGCGGACGTAAATCCGCTAAAGGCAAGTCCAAGCGTCCCTACCCTGCCTGTCGCCCTAAGAAAGTGGCGTCTAAGATAACTAAGTCCGAGGCTACAAAGAAAACTGGGCCTAAGCGTGTAAAATGGTCTACTACTGCTAGTGGTAAGAAGAGGACTAAATAATGGCTACAGTCGTACCTGACCTACCTGAGTTGTTTGAAGAAGCCTTTGAACGGGCTGGTTTGCAGATGCAATCTGGGTATGACTTACGTACTATCCGTCGTAGTCTCAATATCTTAACCCTAGAGTGGCAGAACAGGGGCCTTAACCTGTTTACTATTGACTCTGGCACTGTCGATCTGACCGCAGGGCAAATAGATTATAGTATGCCCGTAGATACTATAGATATTATTGAGCATCAGCTACGTACTGGTACAGGTACAAATCAAATAGATACAGCTTTACAGCGTGTTAGCGTGTCTACATATGCACAGCAGACTAACAAGAACACTGTAGGACGGCCCACGCAGATATACGTGCAGCGACTACCTACCGAAGTAAAATTTACACTGTGGCCTACACCGGACACTACACAGACTTATCAACTACTGTACTTTCGCCTCAAGGGTATTGATGGCCTTGCGTCAGGTGTTGGAGGAGAGACAAGCAATATACCTCCACGGTTTGTACCTGCACTTGTATCAGGGTTAGCGTTTCATGTAGCCATGAAGAAACCCGAAGCTGCAGCCAGAGCAGTGCCTCTTAGAGAAGAGTATGAGTATCAATTTAAGTTAGCGGCATATGAGGACCAAGAACGTGCGTCTTCCATATTCGTACCGTTTCAAACCTTTCATGGTGGTATGAGATGAGCTACGCGTCTGGTAAACACGCATACGGTATATGTGACCGGACAGGGTTTAGATACCCATTAGAAGACCTTGTATACGAGTTTCAAGATGGGCATAGAACTGGTTTCCGTGTTGGCAAAGATGTAGT